TCCAGTATTCGACGCATCGTCATTCGGGTATGCGTACAATCGCCTTGCGTTACCGTTAGTCGGGGATTGATAAGCGGCAAGAAGCCCCCAGAGGTCACCGCCATTCGGACCTTTCCCGAGCGGAATAAACTTCGGCCCAAATATTGTTGATATGTTGATGCCCTGGGTAGCTGTGAAATTACTGAAGTTCCATGCAGGACGGTACAGGTTCGTGCCTGCTGTATCGTCCCTCAATAGCATGGCAACATCATCAGTCGTTGACGTCGTCTCAACGATGGCGAACAGGTAATCAGCGTAGGTTGTGTCAAACGTGCCGAAGAGGCCCGTGATCGCCATCGGGGTGCCGTCTCCGGTCACCTTATTCGCCACCTCTCCTGGGAATATACTGACCACATCTGTTTCTGTTGCGGTGTTCTGAATGCCCCAAGTGGCGTCTGCCGTGTTGACATAAGTAGCAGACCCTCCCGTCACTTCCTGGCTCCCTGCAGTCGAGTTCACATGCCCCAGCAGCGTGTGGTACTGGTGAGAGAAGACTGCGTTCACAACATTGTTCGATCCTTCAGCGAGGAAGGTGAAGATCTTGCTCCAGTCTTGGATCTCTTCGGTGACGGTTGCTGTGGTGGCGATGGAGTCGAAGAAGAATGGCCCACCAACAGTTACAGCAGGCTCAAAGTAAGTATTCTCCCCTGTTAGCGTGTTAGAAACCGATCCATCAAAGACTGTCGATGCGGCAGGGATAAGGTTTACAGCGTAGGTGCCTGACACATAAATATCACCAATGCCTACAAACCAAAAGTTGTCTCCGTCAGGGAACGCATCGGGAAGTAATGACTTTATAACCGCACCATCAATGATGAAGCTGTAATCAGTTGTTGTAGCGACTTGATCTATGATCCTCCCGTTGACCTGATCAATAAGAATCCTCGATGTCGTAGCCCCATCAAGATCGAGTCGCGGATACAATGATTGCGATGCAAGCTTCGGGAACCAGCAAGTCAACCAAACAATGTCACCTGCATTAGCGGCAGGCGAGATAGTTTGAGTCGGCCCTGCGTAAGAGCCAGCATTTTGATCATCAAGCGTTGTTGCGTTTGTCCCGCCTCTCGGGTCTGGCTGACCAGTCGTGTAACCGACAGGGCCATAAACACCCCACGTTGTTTGGAAATCGTGCTGCTGCAATAAATACTGCGTCACACTATCCCCAGGCCGCAGCGTGTTCCACTCAGGCTCTGCTGTGGCAGAAATCTGGCGATGCGCCATGTCAGCGTAGATCTTCACCGTGCCCACTTCATTGTTATCAAAACCAGCGCCGTAAACGTAAGTCTCGAAATAGGTTCCGCTTGCCTCGGTTTTTGTGGTGATGGTGAGCTTGTACTTGTCGTTGCCCTCAGAATCTTGGCCCACCAACTCCCAAGTTATGTCGGTGTCCTCTGTTGCCGAGTAAGCCCCGTAAAACGTAGGCGTTGCAGAGGGGTTGCTCCAGTCAATACGCCAGATGTCGGCACCCGTAAAACTCGTTGCAGCAACGACAACATCGGTAATGGGAGCAGTCCCTTTGCCTAAGATGAACTCAGCCTGCATGATCTTGCTGCCGTTCAGTGTCGATAGCTTCTCGAAGTAAGCGCGGTATAAATCAGTCTGTTGGTCATCGAATACGCTGTACTCAACATCACTGTAAATATCCATCGTGCTGATACGAATGTTTTTAAGGTAGACAGCGTTGTTGGCAGCTATACCACCTGACGTATAAGTCGCAAGGCCAACAGTACCGACCATCCTTAAAATACTTGCTGTTAAGCCTAAATTAACTGTTAGGGACGTACAGCTTACCCACTGGTCATACTGGTAGTTGACGCCGTACTGAGGGGTAAGCTGTGTTGCGGGGGCCGATCCATATCCCACTTGCAAGATACAGTTCGCATCGGTCAGTGAGCCAGCTGGCGCATAAATATCGTATTCAAGTTTATAGACTCGCCCTGGTATTTCGGTCACAGCACCGCTTTGATGCGCTATCTGAAATCCTTTATTGCCGCCATTGGCAAACAGCTTCAAGCATTCTGTCGTTCCATCAGGCGCAGTCTCGTTACCTGTCACCTGAAGGTTCGGGTCACTGATGTACTGGCCCCAGTTATCAACACCAGCACTGAAATCAGACTCGTACATGACAGTCTCGGTGCCGACGATATCGGTGCAGTAGCCGACACCTGTGATAGTCGCATCGATGTTGGCAAAGAGCGCCCTTGATCGTGCGGGTAACAGATTCGGCAACGCAGTCACCTGGTTCTTGATGCCCTGAGATCCGTTCGGGTGTGTCGCGTTTGCTAACGAGCTGATAGTGTCGTCACCGACTGACATCGCAGTGCTGGTGGCGAAGTGTTCGTAGGCTGCAGGCTCTTGGATCGTCTTGTGGTCATCGATGTCCACGTCGACGTATTGGTGAAGAGGGATCTGGGCGTTGGTTTTGATCTGGGCAGCACCGTAAATCGGCCCAAGCTCTACAGCATTTTCCGCAGACCAATTAGTCAGCCGAGTTGTTCCTTCATAAATTTCAACTTTATGAATGTTCCCGTTAAAAGGCTGCAAAGTCCTTGTATAGGTTGAGCCAATTTCCACATCAGAAGCAGAATCGAATATGGTGTGGGCAAAATCACCAAGAGCGCCTGCCACCCCTTCTTCTAATACAGTCCACGTTGTCACATCGTCGCTATCAGCAACAAAGTCTGTGGACACATAATAATCTGCGTAGTCTTGTCCGTTTAGGAAGTACCTGTCTGCACGTAACCAAAACAAACCTGTCACATCTACAACGGACGGCAGAAGATTAACGCCAAGCGCATTACTCTGCCCGGCGGGAGTCCCATCGTCACTAACATTAACGGTAACTTTTCCACTGTCTCCTATGTCGAAACCCCACGCCGTCTCAGTTGCGCTTCCAGCCTGAGCCGCTATCGTCATGTTTGCGCCGAGCGTTAAATCTGATAATCGCGCCCTTATGCTAAAATCTTGCGTTACGCGAGTGACATCGTCGTGCGGAATTGTCGCGGATGCGCCCGTTACTGCATTAAACTCCGCCCACCACAATTCCTCGTCATACACCACACCACCAAACACAACATTGTTGTTCTTGTACCTGGAGGTGCCGAGACCGTAGGAGGATTCTTGGAGGGAGACAGACGTAAACTCTCTCGACAGACCAAGCGTTGACGAGTTCGACAACAACGAAATGTAAGATCCTGCGCTGGAGTCAGTGAACTCACCCGCTTCAGATGTGCCGATTAGGTCGAGCAGGTCGGCGCTTCCAGCTGTGTTTGTGCTAATGCCCAAGCGGGTATCTGCATCCACACCGGTAATGCTGGCGACATAGCTCCTTCCTGGCTCAGTGGCGTATTGCTGCGCCGCATTCGATGCAGAAGCGTCTGTGTTGATCAGGAATAAACTGCCACCATAAGCGCCAGCGACACAGTCAGATCCAGGCACCCAATCAGTCTGGTTAATCGAGATGTTCCCATTAGGCGTCCAGTTGGCACCTGTGAGGGTAACGGAATGAACAATGACGTTGCCAGTGTCAGCAGGCACCCCATCAGATGCTGCATAGACGTACACCGCCATATCATTATTCGCGCCGTTGTCAGTAAACGACAGCGTGACTGTTGCTACGCCGTTTACATCGAAAGAGACTGATGTGCTTACCACTGCAGGAGGAGTTCCCCCGCCTGCCAGCGTCAGCGTTCTGGCGCTCCAGTCGAGCTTGTACTCAACATTTTTCCCTGTCCCACCATTCAGGGCGACCCTGAATAGGGTGTCTGCGGCAGTTCCCTCAGAGACCTTGTAGGTAGCAACATAATCTTGGTTGTTTGTCGGGGTTGTGATGTTGTAGTACCAGTTCGTGCCAGCAGCCGCATCCTGGTCATCCAGGACCGTAAACGATCCCTGCCACTTCTTCATCGAGACACGGACGCCGGTTGCGGTGGCTGCGGTGCTGAAAGTGGTGCCAAGGGTTAAAAATGCCGTGTTATCAATGTCCTCTTGAGTTAATACATGAAACCAAGACCTCATGCCCCCATACTGGTTTCTGAACGATGCCTGCTCAGTCGAGCCATCTGATTCAGTAAAAAAGAGGTTCACCGAATGCGATTGCGTCTCAGTCGACAACTGCAAGTGCAGAACATCGCCTGCCTGATAATTAGACAAATCCAGTGGTCGCTGCAACTGGTATGGACCACCACCGTTACGATCCAGACTCAAGCCCTGCAGGGTGACTGAGTTGATGCCGTCTTTCTCGTACCAGTAGGTGGGGTCGGCTTCTTTGATGGAGATGTTATCCAGAGTGCCAATCGTCCCATTGGCTGCGCCAACTTGGAACTGAAGCCAATTGTCTGTCGCCTTGTAAACAACAGTGTCGGTGACTGTTCCCGCGCCTGTTCTATTGAGCAGGTTTGCGCCATTCGCAGAAAGTAAAACGCTACCAGTGCCTGATACCACTTCCGCCGTTCCAGAAATGACGTAGGTCTTCCCGACAGTAAAGATATTGGAGATTCGGGCGTAGCTGTTTACCCCGCTTGAGTTTGCGTCGATCTCAAGAGCTGACCCATTCCATGAAATTGTGGCATCACCAAAGATGGTTAGGTTGTCCCACTCATCTATACCAGAATTAAATGAGCCGTCTTGAGTTAGTTCAGGCTCTATCGTCGGGTAAGGCTGCTTCAAAGGCCCAGTAGCATTCGGGATCAGTTCCGGTCCTGTGCGGTGTCCGGTGCCGTCGAGGGCGAATGGCTTGAAGTCGGCGAACTCGACAACAGAGGTTGCAGTCGCTATTTGACCATCATTAACGAAGGCATAAACCGTATCATACCCACGAACATCGGCAAGCAGAGTCAGGGTTTCATTTGCCTGGCTAAACGGCTGGTAAGCTATATCAGGAGTCCCACCTATTAGGGTCGCTACTGAGTTAAGCCCAAAGCGAACATTGGTATAAGATCCGCTTGAAGCAGAAATAATCCTCGACCGGCAAGCAACCCAATCGCACCCAGATACATCGATCTCCTGAACAGCGCCGAGCCAAACGCTATTACTCCCCTGCGTCAGTGTCAGTTGCCCACCAGAGAAAGCCGCCGATCCTCCTGTCGTACCACCATCGTCAAACACCCAGTCCCCTGATATTGTTTCGCTCATCGAGGTTGCGCTGCCAGCCACATCGAACCCAGGGTCTGTTACTAAGCGTTGCTTTCCAGAGACCTCACTAACCGTACCCGTACCCACCTGGGTCCACTGACCCTCGATGTCGTGACGCGCAGCGACAGGGAACATGTTGTGGTCAGCAGAGAGGAGGTACTCGCCTATGAAGTTGGCGGCGTCCCAGGAAGCAGCCACCTCGCCAGAGGCAAGCTCACCGTTGTACAGGTAAACAATGGACATCTTGTCAGCAAACGGGGCAGAAGCCCCGCCGTTGTAAGCACCCAGCTCAAGATCGACAGTAGAGGCTGAGATGCTGGTAGGATTAGTCCCACCAAATGCCCTATCGGCATCACCTATCCTCGACCAGGATATCTGTTTTGGGTCTGCATTCCTGTCAGCCGAAGCGTTGAAATAAAAATTGGCGTGGCTGTTCGGCATGTCAATGTCAAACAGCAACCAGACCCAGGTATCTGTCGGCACTGTGCCTTCAATGCTGACAGACGACGTTGATTGACTGACCCCTCCTGTGCCTGTGTCATCGGCGTATGACGACATACGCCCTGTGGCATCGACCTCAGTGATAAACGCGAGGTCTCCCGTCCCATTCCAGTCGGAGATGAAGCCCATACCGCCAGTCTTCGTCCAGTCAGCAACATTCACATACGCTGCCACAGCAAACGACGACGTGATCGTGTTGCCTTCAGACTTGGCGAGTTCAAATAGTGAGCCAGCACCGTCAAACTTTGCATACGGGATGTCGCCATCTACCGCGAATTGCCCGTTGGTGACCAGTTCTGTGGGTGAGTCGTCGCCCCAGACAGGTTCTGAGGGGGTTTTGTTGGTGAGGTTGGTGACTTCTTGGATGTTTGGAGACTGGAATACGCAACCAGAAGCAATATTCGATGCCGCACCTCGAATCTGCCATAAAACATCGACGTTATCTGACAATCCGGTGAACAACGGGGTCGAAATCGTCTGCCATTCGCCCGTCAGCGTGACAACCTGCTCAACAGAATACGCAGTGCCTGTTTCTCTGATCAATCGCAAGCTGACATTCTTGCCAATATCGCCAGCCGTTGATGCCTTGATCCGGCAAACAGCAAAAAGCTCCCGATCCGCAACGCTGCCAAGATTCTCCGTTGTGAAATAAACCTGGTCAGAGTTTCCTCCCTCAAGGCCGGTCACCGTGAACGTGTCACTACCCTTCGAGTAGGTGATCGCAGCATTCGTCTGCGTCCAGTTCGCCGGATTCTTCGCCAGAGTGGTGTTAATCAGGTTGCGCCACTTCCTGGGCGCTCTCGTCATCTCATCAGACAGCAACTCGACGTAGGTCGTCTCATTACCAGACTCGTTCGGCACAAATACCGACCCAGGGCGCTGGTAATCCACCTTGGACTGAACCGTGTCACCAATGAAGAACGGGTCAGCACCCGATAAAGCACCAGATCCAACCGCAGAAGACATCCGTATGTCATCAGCCAGCGCATTCTCTCGACGCTTAACCTCTGCCAGGTTGTCTAAGCCGGTGATGTTTACGCCCTTACCAGCAACAGAGTCTGGTCTGACTCTCGTAACCTTGGATGACCGGACGTTGCGAATGCGTTTTGGGGTGAACTTTCGAGCCATCTTGTACAGTGATTTACGAGATAGCCGACGATTTTATTAAGTTTTACCCCTCAATATAACTGTTTGCAGTTACAGGTTTCATGTGAAACCTACTCGAACAGGTTGTGTGCTGGGTGGTAGACCTCATCCTCCCACTCGTCTTGGGTGAAGAGGGACATGCCCTCACCCGCACCCAGAAGCCCGTAGTGGAGCGATTCGCAGACGTGGGACTCCATCGTCTTGTCGGGCTTGTCCTGGTAACGGTCGTCACCGCTCACTTGGATTCGCTTGTACTTGTACCCACCGGCAAGGCCTTTGATGAGCATCGTGCATTCAGCGTCGACCAGGATGGCAGGCTGACCGTCGACCAGCCGCTCAAGCTTCTCGTCCAGGGCAGTGATACGCTCCTCGAAGTCGTTGGTGTGGCAGGGGTACGCCTCAAGGCCAGCCAGGGCCAGCATGTCGAACGGGGTCTCGTCCCTGGTCTGGGCCATCTGATCACCGGCAGGGTCACCCCAGATGCTGACCATGTAGCCGTTGTAGAACTCGTTCAGCACCCGCTTGAGGGACCGCCCGAAGTCCAGCGCGTTGGTGTTCACCGTCACTACCTCCTTCAGGACGTACCACTGACCGTTCTCCTGGGGCTGCATGATGGCCGCTGCAGGCGTTCTACCGAAGTCGACGCCTACGACTATGGGTATGCCAGGGGTAGGCTCCAGATCAGCCGTGTGCAGCCTCTCGTTGAAGCTCCGGTGGACCGGTCGACCGTCCGAGAAGAACACGAACTCGTTCGCCAGGTTGGACCTGATGTAGGACTCCCTGGCACCGGCCACCTGGTTGTAATAGTAATTCTTGGGCAGGTTGTCGATGTTCTCCGCTGCAGGGTTGGGCTTCCACTTGCCTGCGACCTGGATCACACCCGCCGGTTGGATGCCGAACCACCACCCCTCTGGCTTAACCTTGAGGGCAAGCTGCCCCAGCCAGTGGTCCCTGTCCGGCGCGTTGCTGTCGCCGATCATCATCTGCCTGGACCGTGCAGGGTATCGGCCAGTACGACCGAACAGCATGTTGACGATTGCCCGGGCCATCTCCTTGATCTCGTTACACCAGACCCAGGTTGCCTGGATGCCCCTCGCCTTCCTGATGTCCTTCTCAACGTCGAATGCCAGGAAGACAACCTCGGCTATGACCTTGGTCCCGTCGCCCTTGAAGTACTCACAGGTCCAGGTAGGTGACTTGCCAGCGTTGCCATCAACAAACTTGCCCACCGGCAGCTCGTCGGTCCACTCACGCCAGTCCTTGATGGTGGTGTTCTGCAGGTCCGTGTAGGTGTTACGGGCGATGACCCCACGGGACCGCCTGACCGGCATCTGCACCAGGTTGCCGTACGGGTCTTTGGTGGTCTCAGGCCTGGGTTCCTGCTCGTCGATCATCTGCAGACACTCAGCAATGCATGCCTGCGTCTTACCGCTGCCCAGGGGGCCGATCAGGATGCGGTGGTGGTAATCTTCACGGACCTTGTGAAAGTCCTTGAGGGTGGCTCCCTGTGGCGCGTAGTCGATCTGTACCTGCGCGTCAGGGAGCTTGTATCCGCTTGCCATCTTGGTCCTTGGGTTCTGGTTTGGGTTTTGGTTTGCCGAAGATCCTGTCGAACTCTCGGTTGAAGTGGTCCCTGTTGTCTACCGGTCTCTGCCTGCTGCCCTTGCTCACTCGTACACCTCTGCCATGCCCTGGTCGACCATCTCCTGGTTAATGTTCACGTCGTCCTTGTAAAACGTACCCAGCACCCTTCCGTACTTGCCCCGACTATCGTACTCGGTCATCAGAACAGCCTCAGCGCCAAGCCTGTCAGCCAGCCACTCCTTCGCCTCAAGGCCCATCCTCTTCTCTTCGGCGTCCCTGGTGCGTGTCTCTGCTGCGTCGATGCCCAGCAGCCTCACCCGTTGCTTGGTCCAGATGTCGAACCCCAGGTCGATCATCACGTCGACGGTGTCGCCATCGACCACCCGCCCGATCTTGCAGTTATACGTGTACATCATCTTTCTCCAGCAGTGCGTCTGCTTTCCCCTTGTCGACAACATAGCCACCACTCACAGGATCTATATCGGCATCAGCGAACAGTTCGCGCATGGCTGTGAGTCCCTGCTCAAGGGCTTCGATACGAAACTCCAGCACCCTGTCATCGCATGAATGTAACGACTCATCTGGAGCGTTCCACTTACAGTGCTTGCATTGCCAATCGCTCATCCTGCTTTCTCCGCTTTGGCGATCAGAGACACAGCCTTGCCACACACCACACAAGCTTTACGCTGAATACGGCAGGTGTGCCCCATGCTGGCGATCAGCTCATCTCTGTCACCAACCCACTCCACTTCACCGTATTCAGCGTAAAGCCATTCGCAGTCCCCGCTCAAGTGAACTTGTTTCAGCAGCTTAACCAACTCATCACGCTGGCGCTCAAGGTCTTTAATCTTGAGCATCGCGTCCTTATATTCCCCGGCCCAATACCCAGACAATTCGCCCATAGCGATTGCACCGACCAGCTTGTTTTCCAGTTCATCACTCATCTTTACTCTCTCCCTTCAGTGCTGCCCGCCAGTTCTCAAGTACAACTCGCGCCCCCGGCCTGCTCATGTCGGCAATGACAGAATAGCTTGAGGCTAGAACCACCCCGGCTTCCTCAAGTCGTGCGATTTTCTTAGTCATCGTTGCCGTGAGTTCGCTTTCATGTTTTAGCTCAGCCTTCAGCGCATCAAGTTCGGCCTCTGCCTTATCAGCCTCGTCCAGCTTCTGCCACAAGGTAGTAGCAAATTTCCTTGCGATACTGTCGTCGTCGAGGCACAGCCAAGATTCAAGCCATTGCAGCGCCTTGGCTAAATCAGGTTCTCGATTCATCTGCGCTTTTGCGCTCGCCATATTGAGGCCGCAGCCATCACAAAACTGAGGTTGTTTAAGTTCGCTCATTGTTCTCTCCCTAAATTTGCATGTAGACGGTCTACATACTCTGCGCTAGTGTTAATTTCGTCTTGATCACTCATCCACTTCCTCCCCCTCAATAATCTTCTCCTCATCCTTGATGCCGGTGTAGTTCAGCACCATCACCACGCCCTGCGGAGCCTTGTCTGCAGCCTCAATGTCCCTGGCATCAGGCAGGTACTTGTTGATCAGCTTGATGCGCTTGTCTGCAACCTCCTTCAGCACCTTGAGCCTGAACTCATCGCCTATCAGGTGCATCTTGACCTTGTCGGTATCCTCCAGCTCCTCGATCAATCGGTTTATTCGATCAGCGGAGCCTAATTGATGCATTTCTTCAATGTCCTCAATGAGATGCTGTAAGTGACCCTGAGAGGCAAGCAGCTCCCTGAGTGACTCTTGCCTGACCTCACGGTTGCGTTGAGCGACCGACTTCCCGACCGTGCTACCCATGAACCCTCCTGCATAACGGGCATGTGCCGTTGATCTTCAGTTGATGGTGCTTGCGGGACAGCCAGCCCTTCTCGACCAGCGCCTGGACGTGTTCCGCTGCGGCGTTCTGTGATCTCCACCCGAAGTGCTGCGCGATCTCTGGCAGTGACGGAGTGAAGCCCGTGTCTGCTGTCTCGTCTACGATGAAGATCAGCACGTCTTCCTGTCGCCTTGTCAGCTTTTGCATGCCCTCATCCTCTCGGCCAGTCTGTTGGCGCGGTTGGGTGTTTGCTTGTGCCACTTGGAGTCGAGCATCTCGTCTGCTGCCCGGGGATAGTCCTGGTCCTTGATGGCTTCCAGCATTTTCCTGAACTTGCCGACACCGGCCACCCCGAGCTGGTATGCCATGTGGGTCAGGATCATGACGACCTCGACCGGCTGCTCTTCGAGAAATGGGTGTTGATCGATGAGCTGGGCGACGATACCTGGCACTCGGTGGCTGACGACCATCTTGGACTCGTACTCCGAGATCCAGGTCAGGCCATGCCCGAAGGTGTCATTGCCCAGGTGGTCCTTGTAGACCTTCTCCCTGAAGCCCTCCTCCTCGCAGATCGCGTCGATCTCTTCTTGCAGTAATGCTTTAACGTCTGTCATCGCTTATGCCCTCTCCACCATGCGTACCAGCCGCACAGCCTCAGAACCTTGTACGCCAGGGAGGCCTTCGACTGGCGCATGCCGTCCTCCATCAGCCCGACATAAAACCGCAGGTCTGCGGCCTTCCGGTCATTGCCATGAACGTACTCATGATCGTGCAGCACTGACGGCAGCAGCGCATCACCCAACTTATCGATGTACCAGCCCAGGAACCATGGAATGCTGGCGAGGTTGGTCTCTGTTCCGGCCGGTACGACGTGATGCTCCTTGGTCGAGGGATCTTCCCAGACCCCGACAGTGGCGACGTTCATGAAACCGTCCCGCCCCTTCTTCAGGGTTGGCTCGTTAATCCACGGCATCGGCCTTCTCCACGTCGATTTCAGGATCGAACTTGCCGTCACCCACCTTGCCGCAGATGTCCAGCTTAACCAGGTCCATCAGAACTCCCGTCTTGATACACATGTCCACCGGCTTCATGTTCGCGCAACCTGGCAGAATTAGTACTGTAAGCAACAACAGCTTCTTCATATTTCGATCACCTCGATCTTGTGGAAATACTTCATGAGCGCCTTCTTGATCCTGAAGACCGTGTAGGCAGTTGATTTCTTGAGACCCTTCACGTCCTCGACCTTCTCGACGCCATTCTCCTTGTAGGAGAAGTCAGCGACGTACCGGTCGGGGTACTCCAGGTCAGGGAACTTGTAGGTTGGCTGGAGTGTCAGGTCGCTGATCAGACCGGCCTTCTCCATGAGCTTCAGCTCCGTGTACCGCTTGGCCTCTTTCTTGCTGGCGAAGCGGATGCCATCGATCTCTGTTGGCTTTGCGTTGAATTTGTTCATCGGTGAAAGTCCATGATGGCTTTGAAGACACCCTCTGGTATCGGTGGGTATTCGTGATGGGTTCGGATGTATGTGATGACCACGTCCATGAAGCGGGTCTTCTCGTATGTCTTCCGGCTTTTGCCCATCGCGTGAATGCGTCGATGCTCCTCTTCGCTCTCGCATGGGACCAACCACCAGTGACCAATGTTGCCCACCGGTCTCACCTTCATGGTCCTGTCAGTGGCGTGGTGAATGATCTCGCCCATGCCAAGCTGACGGACCTCTTCGCGCCATCTCTTCTGCTCTGCGTTAGGTTGAACGGCATGCATCAGTAAAGCCCTCGCCTGGGCATTCCAACCCTCTTCGATGATGTTGGCTCTGCCGGTGCCTCACCCACCTGGATCTCGCCGCCGCCTGCCAGAAACCTCTCGGTCATCCTGGCGACCTCTGCCTCATGCGCCCTACGCTCCGCGAACGTCATCTGCTTGGCCGGTGGCTTTTTGCTGTACGGACTCTGCAGACCACCCTCTGGTGAGCTGCGGTAGTAGCTGCCGACCGCCATTACGCCGCCCTCATTTCGCGGATCTCGAAGATGTCTCGCAGGTCATGGTTGCACTCCATGATCAACCTGGCGTAGTGACTGCGGTAATTGTTGTTCAGCTTGAAGTCCTGGTGTTCGGTGGACATCATGTAGTCCCAGCGCATGTTCTCCCACAGGGTGGCGATGCCGATCTTCGCCCCTGGGTTATGTCGCCGGTACTGCCTGCACTTAGCGACCAGCGTCTTGTATACGTGAGGGTTTTCCCTGTGGAACTGATGGAACTTTTCTGTGATTGTCATTGCGTTGCCCCTTCGTGTGATCAATGAACCCAGGCTCCCGTGGGCCTGAGTAGATGAGATTTCCCCTCTTGTCGAACCCGAACTTCTTCACATCACGCTCCACTCGTTGAGCTGGGCGTTCGTCAGTGACTTGCCGTACTTGTCGACGAAGGCCTGGTGCATGTCTCCCCAGCAGGTTCTGAATTCGTCCTGGTCCATGTTCTCGAATGCGAGTGAGTCAGGTATCACTGCCACGCTGGTCGTACCCTTCACGTCGACCTTGCCAACGCTGGTGAAGTAACCGGCCTTGACGGTCAGCATCTTGCGCCAGGGTTCAAATCCGATTGTCTCGTCTGTCATGTCGAACATGATCCTGAGCATCTTCATGGCATACCGGTGGTACTGGGGTGACCTGGCAGGCTTGAAGTCGACGGCGTATGTCCGGTCGCTGGCGTTCATCATCCAATCGGCCGTGGCGTCCGTGTCTGGGTACGCGATGCCGTTCTCGATCCTGACGACGCACTTCATGAAAGCAGCGCCTTCATCTTGCCCAGCTCCATCCTGGCAATGCTGGGATCTGCTTCCGGCCTGGGCAGCGCGATGTATTCCTTGTGCGCTGGTTTCGCCTGGTTGATCTCAGCGATCAGCTTCTTGAACTCACCCAGGGTAGGGGCAAATGTCGGGTAGCGATCAACCATCAGCCTTGCAGCTTCCTCGATCTTCTCCCTTGCGTATCCACCCAGGTGCAGCAGCCACATGCGCTTGATCGAGCCAATGTCCTGATTTTGCTTGGACATAAAGTTCGGGTAGGCAACCTTGATCGTGGCGAACAATGCGTTGATCGTTTCCTGGTCACCAGTTGAAGTCTGTGAGAAGTTCTTTGGCTGTTGGGCCGTTGCTACTGCTCTTTGCGGGTTCACTTGTTCCACGTTGCTTCTCCTTGAATCCTCGTTCGCTTTTCAACCAGGTGATGAACGCCGACCCTGGTCTGTGTCGTTTTCGTGTGTTTTCAGAAAGCTCCACTTGGAAGTGGATCAGTTCTTCTTCGGTGTATGTCAGCCGCAGGAGTTTGAGCTGTTGCTCCAGAACATCATCTGGACGCCATTGATGATGATTAAGTAATTCAATACTTTGTACGTCCTGATTTTCCGGTTCCGGTTTTTCAGGACCGGACCGGTCCTGATTTTCAGGACTGGGTTCTTGTACGATGTAGTCCGTTGCCATCTGACCACGTTCATTGCGGTACGACTTCTTCGTGACCAGCTTGACCCCGCCGGACTCTCTCTCGCACAGGTTGTTCAGGATTCGATAAGTCTTGTCCTTGGACATCCCGAAGTGCTTGGCGAGGTAAACGCCGTTGACTGACCAGTCATCAGGCTTCGACAGCAGGTGCAGGTAAACCCCAAGCTCATCGGCAGGGATAGGCAGGTTGAAAGTGGCAGTGTTCAGGATCGTGAACGACTGCGATCTGGGCGCTCGATGGATCATAAAAAAATCCCCCCGCGAACGAGGGGCAAAATTGCGGCCCCGCCGATTTCAAAGCCGCAACACATTGGGGATCTCATGCAACCACACCTGGGCGCTGCATCAGCAACTGGTGTGGCTTCTTGTTCAGGCCGAATGAAAGGTTTTCGACAGTGGCGAGGCTGCTGCCACCTTCGCCTCGTAAAACCTTGCCAATCAGCGACTGTGAAACGCCGGTCAACTTTGACAGGCGGTAGGCGCTCATGCCCTGCCGATCCATTTCTGCGCGAAGGTTCTGCCGCAGTACCTCGTTCAAGCTCATAGCAAATTCCTACTTCAAACCTGAGAACGAATCGTACACCCCGCTTTTGAAGTATGCAATCACAATATTTTACTATTATTTTGCGTACAACCTTTTTTAGGAGTATCGTCGTATACTTCATACCTTCAATAACAGGAGCAGAACTCCAGGGCGAAAGATGAACACCAACGAGATTTTCAGGGACAACCTACGCCACCTGATGGAAGAAAAAGGCTTAACGGCCTACCGCCTTCATAAGATGTCTGGCGTATCGCAGAGCCTTATAGGCGCAATGCTTAGAGCAGAACGTAGTACATCAATAGCCATTGTAGAGAAGATCGCAGCGGCGCTTGAGGTGCCGCCCTGGCTAATGCTGATTGAGGATGCCCGTATCAACGGCACCCAGGAAGAGATGGAGCGGTCAGCGCAGATGGTTCAAAAGCTCACCCCCGAAGACGCCGCTGAGGTGCGGAACTTTTTGGACTACAAAATAAAATCGTAAATACTTCAATTTTGTAGTTGACGACTACAACTCCGTAGCGTATCGTTCGCCTTGTCCCTGGCATAAAGCCAGGGTCAAACGAAACCACGAAAAGGGAACGATATGCGAATAGCAGAACTCACAACTTACCAAACTGGCGCACACACCTCTGGCGAATTCGAGGTCATGCGTAACTCCACCGCTGAACTCTTCAGCAACGTCCCATTCAAGCCCAGGACTCGATCTGTTGAGATCGACGGCGAGATCAATCGCCTGCTGGTCGACACCAAGGGCCAGCTCAAGACCCGTGAAGACTGGGTGGCACTCCGCAACTTCTTGGCACTGGAGGTGGGCAAATGAGTACCACTACACAACTTTGGCTCATGCTTTTCGAGCATGACTGGACCTACGAAATGTCAGACGACCACTCTGCTTACTGCAGGGGGCGTGACCAGCGCGATGCAATCGTCCGTGCTGCCCAGGAGTCCGACGATAACATGGCTCTATACGACGCCTGGATTGACATGCGCCGTGAAGGTGGCGACTTCCCACCCCTTCACCACAAGGGCTGCGACGTTCACAGAGAGGCAGACTCACATGAATGGCTCATCACCTACAACGGCAAGGTCGTTGATGGTGACTGGAGTCCAAGGCGCTGCGTCGAGCTGATCAACGAAAACATGATGATCGTTGAACAGTCCGTTCAGTTCGCAAACGCGATGGACGCCATGTTCAAGCCGCTTATTGACCAGATGGAGCGAAATGCTCCAGCGAGAAAAGACAACGTAATTCCATTCCCAGGAGCGGAAAAATGAAGACATCAGAAAACATCAACGAAATCGCAGAAGCCCTGGCACTGGCACAGGGTGAGATCCAGAACCCAGCAGCATCAACGCCCAATGAGTTCTTCAAGTCGAAGTACGCTGACCTCGCAGCCATCTTGGACATTGTCCGTCCAGCCTTCAGCAGGCAAGGCCTGAGTGTCGTTCAGATGCCCTACAGGAGCGAAGACGGCGCGGTGGGTGTCACCACCACAATCAGCCATAAGTCTGGTCAGTGGATGCAGGGGAGCCTTGAGCTGCCACTTCAGCAGAAGAAGAACATCGCCCAAGATGCCGGAAGTCTGATCACCTACCTGCGCCGGTACGCCCTGGCCGCAGCGGCTGGTGTCGCGCAGGAAGACCTCGACGCCAACCTGGGGTCCAAGAAGGAAGAGAACACCGGCACGGTGGTGAACCTGAAGACCATCTCAGAGACCCAGCACAGCAATCTGGTGGACCTGATCGACGCGACAAACACGCAGACGGGTCTCTTCTGTCAGGCCTACGGGATCTCCGAGCTGAAGGAGCTGCCATCCAACAAGTACCAGCATGCTGTTGGTCAGTTGGAGAAGAAGCTCGAAAAGATGGAGAAGACGGGAGAGAGTCATGGCTAGAGTAGAGAACATCGAGCAAGGCTCCCTGGAGTGGCACGAACACCGTGCCACCCACAGGAACGCCAGCGAGGCATCAATCATCATGGACTGCGCCCCGAAGTACTGGGGCATGACCAAGCGAAAGCTCTGGGAGCAGAAGCAGGGTCTCATCGGGTCCAACGTGTCAGCAGACAATCCTGCCATCATGCACGGAAACAACCTGGAGGCCGCTGCGCTTGCCTGTGTGGCGAATAAGCTTAACGCGCAGCTTGAGCCAGCGGTGTTCGTTGACGGCGAGTACAGCGCGTCTCTGGACGGCTGGGGGCATCTTGCTGACGGTCGATCAGTGAAGGTTGAGATCAAGTGTCCCTGGAAAGGCGAAGACTCCCAGGTCTGGAAGATGGCCGCTGATGGCGATGTCGCTGAGTATTACCACTGGCAGATGGTCCATCAGGACTACGTCGAAGAGACTCACGAATCGTATTTCTTCGTCTACATCTCTGACGAGAAGAACATCCTGATCCCGCACCTGACCGGCGACGACGAAGTTGTGCGACTCCTCGACGCCTGGGACGAGTTCTGTGCCGAAGAGCCTGCGCCGGATTGGGTAGAGCGAGGCGATGAGAAGATCAAAGACCTTGTCTACCGACACAAGCAGCTCCTGGCAGACAAGAAGATGAT